GATGTATATCGGTGGTACAGCAAGTTACCCATCAATAAAGACCAATGGTTTTGAGGAAGATGGTATTACTAAACTCGAAGCACCATTACCAGAAGATTTTAATAGTAATCGTGATAATCAGGGATATGCGGAAAACATAGACCAAGAAAATACTGGTAGGAATTTCCCGTTCAGACAAGTACGTGCATTTCGTGTTAGATTCGGAGAACAGAATCAATCAATGTTTAAAGATATTCGTATTGATAGTAAAGAATATAATGACACCAATGAAAGCATTCAGATATTATCGAGACTTGCTGGGGATAACAAAGAACAACAACCCACACCAAAGGGACAAAATCTATATAATGTCTATGAAAACAGGTCATATAAAGCAAGTGTTACTGGTCTGGGTAATGCCATGATTCAACCAACACAATATTTTCAATTAGAAAATATTCCCATGTTTAATGGCGCATATATTATATTGGATGTCGAACACGATATTACTCCAAATATGATGACCACGACCTTTTCTGGAACAAAAATATTAAAATATCCTGTGCCACGAGTAACCGAAGCAATGGCACTTCGTGGTTATGATAATGTCGATGCTGGAGAAGCCACAAGAATAGCGGGTGAAGCTCAAAACAGAGCAACGACTCAGGCTTCCCAATTCATACCTCAAGCCAAAAATATGAGTAAGGAAAGACTTGATTTGCTTGATTCGGTTTACGGTGTCGATTTATCTCATTGGAACGGCAACATCGATTGGACGAAACTTAAAACAAATGGTGTAGATGTTAGTTTTGCCCTTATGAAAATCACTCAAGGCGACCACTTGTATTCAGGTAAATATAGTCGATATAATTTCGATAAAAACGTTAGAGAAGCAAAAGCCAGTGGTGTCGAAGTGGGTTTCTATCATTTCGCTGAATTCGGTAGAACAAGTGACCCGTCAGCAGATGGTCTTGCTGACGCAAATTATTGTATTTCCAAGCTCCAGCTATTTGATAAACCCAAATTACCTATTATTCTCGACCTCGAAATGGATTGTTTTACACAACCAAAAGGTTATCCATATCTATGGAGTAATCGAGACGGGGATGTTAAAATATATGTCCAGAAATGGATAGAAACAATGGAAGCTGCGGGATATGATGTCATGATATATACAGCACCACAGTATATAAAAAATGTCAGCACCGATTATCTCAGCAATTACCCGCTTTGGTACGCAAGAGTTTATAATGTCAGCAATCCCGAAACCAATCCCGAAGTCTTAGAACCAAGCACACCAATTAGTGGATGGAATGACTGGGATATCTGGCAATTCAGTTTTCAGGGTAGTGTCGCTGGTATTAGTGGTAATGTTGATATCAACGCAATGCGAAAATCATTTCTTAACAAATACATATAAATGAAAAAGGTCGGTGTGAACCGACCTTTTTTGTTTTAAACCAATTCCTTTTTCAGTTCATGGAGTTCAATGATATCATCATCAACAGTGTCTTTATTGTATTGCATTTCATTGATTTTCTTTATGGCTTTTTCAACGTTTTCTTTTGTAGAGTCGTCTTCGATTTCATTTAAAATCTCAAGTGTTTCAGATTTATAGGTTTCCAGAAGTTCTTGTTTTTCTTGAGTACTGGCTTTAATCAATGAATTAACAAGATTTTTATCGTTTTCCTCAAGACCACCGTATTTCTTATTAAATTTATCGACAGCTATTTCCAGTACGTCTTCATTTATTTCATCGAGTTCAAGATTTTCAACCAAATTTTTCTTGGGTTTCTGTATGTGATTTAACACAACAGTAAATGCTTCATGAATTTCATCGACATCAATATCTTCACCATAACTCAGGGACTCCCTGATAAGACTTTCGATTGCATTATATAAACCGATTCTATCGAGGTCATATTCGGCTTCATTAATTGTTCCAATCACGTCATTCGTAAGAAACTCATATAGTTTTTCTCGCTCTTCCTGAATTTCTTCGTTGGTGTAGATTTCGAATAACTTAATATTGTTATCAATATATCGTGTAGCTGCTTGCTCGTTTTCGATGTGTTTGTTTTCGATATTATTGAAAACCTTGAATTCCAATTGGAGTAAAGGAGACTTTTTAACCACATCAAAAAAGTCTTTAGCAAGTTCATTTGATTCAACAATAAGGTCATTGTTGAAATACGACTCTTTTAATTTATTAGAAATTATCAAATTAGCAATTCCTATGTTGACGTTTTTCATATGGTATAGTTCGATTTAATATAAATACTGTAATTAATTATAAATGCTTATTTCGTGTTCAACAAAACATAAATACTTAAATTATTCCTCAAAATCGATATTATCAATATCCTCAATATCAATACCTTCTAATTCGTCTTTGTTTTCTGACTTATTAAGGGATTTTGAATTCTCTAACAGAGAATCTATTTCCTTAACCATTTCTTCGGCATTTTTATTTAGATTCTTGTTCTTATCATTGTTTTCCTGAATAATTTCTTTTTCAATATCTTTATTAGTATCGGGTTTCTTGGTTTTACCATAAACCAATTTTTCCACATGACTATCATATTCTTCATCACTCAAACCCTTGTTTTCCATCATCGGAGCACCGCCTCCTGCACCCCCAGCAGGTGGTAACGCACCCATTTCACCAGCAGATGGCAATCCACCCGCTTCTCCACCGCCCATCGGTGGTGCGCCCCCCAATGATGGAGCACCGCCTTCTGGTGGCATTCCACCTTCTGCACCTTCTTCGCCAGCACCCATTTCAGGGGTCATTTCTTCTTCAGGAACACCAAATCTCTTATCGATGTCAACAAATAAACCTGATTTCTTAATTGTAACAGGACTGTCCTGAAGTTCTTGCATAACGACTTTTTCCATCTTCTGTTGCTTGAGGTCGTCCACGATTTCCTTATCACTCATGTTGAATATCAAGCGTTTAGCTGCGGTATGCGACATTGCAGCAATACCTGCTTCTGCACGTGTTAATTCACTATATGTTTGTGCCTTATCACGCATTAGTTCTGACTTCAGAAGTTCTTGCTGCGTGCTTGGATTTGTGAGTGTGATTTGGAAACTATTAAGGTCTTCGCCAGTATAACCCAATAAATACAAATGAATCATTGCCATTTTATTGAGTTCCTGAATCATGGCTTGTTGAATACGATTTACTTTCTTAGCAAATCTGATATCGTATTGCGCAAGGTTTTTACCGCCACCAGCAGCGTCTTGGAAACTTAGGAAAGGCTTTGGAACACCCAACCCAACAAATAGATTATCACGAAGATATTCGATATCGTGAATATCATTGAGATTCGATGCACCGGGCAGTGTCTCGATACCAGTTTGAGTATTGGCATTTCTTACTGGAAGAAAATAATCTTCATCGTTCCCCAGAATATTAAATCTGTAATCGATTTGACCGTCATTTGGTTGAATCTGTGCGGTCTTCTTAAATGTCGTAGCTACTCTGTAGATGTATTCTTCGATATCGTCTTCGTCAATATTCCCGACATCGATTTTAAATACTTTTTTCTCGCCAGCACGAACTATACGATAGGTGAGCATGGCATCTTCTGCCATAACAAGCTGACGAAAAACTCTTCTGATTTTATTTAAAATGGATGAACCATAAGGCAAGTATTTATCGTCACCAAGAAGTCTGAAATGGGCGATTTCGAAAACATTGAATTCATCCCCAGTCATTCTTTCCTTGAATCTAACCAACGGCTTGCCATCCTTAATTCTTTCAAATCTCTCGATTTCAAAATTAACGAGTTGCTTTACGTGTGTAATACCTTTTTTTCTTTCACCATATAACAACACAAAATTATCACCATATTTACAAACATTTCTTACCCAAAATGGCAGGTTCACGTTTACGTTGACCGTATCATAGAAAAATTCTTCCAGCAATGTTTTGATTCTCTCTTTATTGGAATGGATGTTCAGCATTTTACCATTGAGTCCAATAGTTGTGGCTTCTTCCATGAATAAATCCAATGCAGATGAAATGATTGGATAATATTCCATTCCTTCATAATCAATGTATGCTGGAAGTCTTGCTGCTTCATATTGAAGTGCTTTTTGAAAACCCCTGTCGGTAGTTCTAAAGAATTTGTTTTGAAGTTCTTTTTTCTGTTGGAGTTCAAGACCTTTTCTATGAATTTCTTCAGGAGTTCTCCCTTTTATTACGATTTTTTCCCTTTCAGGAGTCGCAACAGGTGCAACCGATGTATCGTCTTGAAAAGACATGCCGTCAAGATTCATCATCTTATTTAGTTGCTGATATATTGTTCCTCTATTTTGATTCTCACCTGCCATTTTTTATAATTTATTATAGTTTTTTATAAATACTTGGAAATTTCGCAAAAGTCAAGTTATTTATAAATACAATCTATCTTTTGTTTTTCCCATGTTTATCTTTAATACCTTGAAACAACCAAGAATTCGCTCCGTATGGGTTTAATGGGTCACGATTATCTGCTGTAAACATAGGTTTTTTTCTCTCCACATCTTTTTTTCCGATGTCCTGAATATCGTTATTCGTGATAATGGCTTTTAACATTTTCTCTGTAACGCCTTTGCTTTGCTTATAACGTGCCATATCATAATTAAGAACATATAAACCGATAGCCAAACCCATAATACTGTCATCATGGAATGTACGTTTGTGGTCAGCAATACGATTACCGCTAACCGTAACAAAAGTCTTGAGTTCATCAAGAAGTCTCTGTGACCTAATAATCACGTCTTCGAGATGAATAGCACGTTGCATTTCCAAAAGAACTGAAGGACGGTTACTTCCGATGAAGAATCCGGGGATGAGGTCAACCGTAATAACACTGCCATCTGGCATGGTTTTTTGACCTTTTTTAATGTAACCCTGTAGACGGTCTCGACTGGGTTTATGTGTTACTTCGGCAAAATGCACGTTTTCATAACCGTATTCCAAAAGTTTTTCCACGGTTTGTACACCGTAACCACCAGTGATATCAATAACAGCGTATGCGTCATTATATAATTTACCAAACTGATAAGCGACCTCGGCAAGCATTTGTGGGGTGAGTTTGCCATAATATTCCGCTACCTGCTCGACTTTATGTCTTTTAATTTTGACTTTTTTTTCCTTTCCGTTTTTCTTGACAATCTTTTCTTCGATTATTTCACGGGTTTTAAGCATATTAAGAGTGGAATAATCTTCTCCGTGACCCGGTGAGGCATCCAACGCCATTATGTAGTCTTCTGCGGGTTCGGGTTCTTCAAAAATCCACATGTTGTTATCAACATATGCCTGACGAATAGGGACAGCGATTTCCTCTTCTTCGATTCTCTTGAGATAGTCTTCCGCAATGAAGTTATCACCAGAACCCAAGAATGAACACAGCAATTCCTGCGCTATTTTACGCATATCACCATTGGCGTTCGCCACTTGGTCTTCAAACCACGGACAACTGGCTTCCCAACCGTCATCCATGAGTTTTATTCGTTGTTCTTTACTCCAACCAGTATCGACTTGTTTGATTTCATTTTTTTTGTCCTTGTTTTTATACCAGCAAAGACCTTCATTATATCTGGGGTCATTAAACCACCAGAGTTCAACGGCTTTAAATTGATTCTTGCCTTCACGACCGCCTTTGAAATTTTTATAGAAGACCGCATCAAGTCCAGAAGGTGTACTTACCATAATTGCACGACCACCAGTTTGTAGAGTAGGGAAAGCTGCTGTCCAGAATTTATCGCCTTTTTCTGTCCATGCGGTTTCATCCCAGAAAATCAGTGTTGGTGTATAACCCCTGAGTCCACCCTTGGCACTGAAAGCACCGAGTTTGGAATCATTATCATATACCTTGAGTTTCTGGGTGTCTTTTAGATTTCTCTCGCTACTCTTACCTGTTTTGGGTCTAAGCCATGACGGACAGCTATCAATAAAATCAACAACATCACCCATGATTTCATCACGGGCGGTTTCCAAACGGTCAGCGACAATCGCCACCTGTCTGTTCTTCTGAAACATGATATACCATGAAATGTATGCACAAGTAGTTGTACTGATACCTGCCTGACGATATTTATTGGCAATAACGAATCTATTGGCTTGATATTCACGAATTAATTCCTTTTGGAAATCGAAGAGTTTAAATGGTACAATCATTCCACCAACACCCTGAGTCTGGTCAAAAATTGTCAAATAGGTTTCAATGTAATAGATGGGGTTGCTTCCACAGCGAACGATTTCATCTTCCTGTTCTTTATATGTTAATTCGCTGGCTTTTTTTACCTCACCGTTCTTAGTGATAATTACTGCCTCTGGTTTCCCTGCTTTTCTTAATTTCTTTGCCAGTTTTCTGGCTTCTTCTTTCTCCTTTTCCTTTTCTACGTCATAAGGAACTATCGGAACGTGTTCGGGAAACATCGAATCATCTGGCTTAACCTCACTTATTTTCTTTGCACACATTTACAATAGTTTATCATAAATACTAATGTGCAATAAAATAGCGAAGCACGACAAGTATCTTGACCTGCCGTGCTTCGATTTCCTTCACCCAAATGGAGTGATGAACTAAAATTTTAACGAGGAAACCTCAACGAATTCGTTTCCCTTTAATATAATTTTTCTTGCATCGAGTAATGCCTTAACTTTTTTTAGTGTCATGCCGTAATGAAATACGAGCAACGGCACATCCTCATTATCGTTCTCAAACATCTGCTCATAATCGCTGAAATTACCATCAACTTCTTTTTCGGTTTCATATGCCAAGGCGTGAATCGTATGGTATCCATGCATGTATTCACGGTCTACGGCTTCATGTAAACAAAACAAGTCAAATGTACTGGTTTTCAGATTAAAAATGGCATCGATGTATTCCTCGGTAGGTGGGTCAGCATTATTACAAGCGGGACTGATATCCCACATCCAACCCTCAACATCTATATTTGTTGGGTCTAACGAAAATATGAATTCGTAGAGTCCTTCGTCTTTGGCGTTATAACCGATTTTCAATACGTAAATCAGTTTCAGTTTTTCTTCGTCATGATTCATAACGTGATTTTCACATAAATACTGTAGACCAAGAAAAGCGGGGGTTAATTTTTGGCTAATTCTACACCTGTTTCACGATTAATGACATCCAGTGAAAAATTGTATTCGGCTAATCTTTTGATTTGCTTATTCTTTTGGATTTGAAACAACACGAGCGCAATCAAACCAAAAATTATCGCAACAACCGAATACATGGGATTGATGAATGAAATCAGGATACCCAATATAAGAAATCCATATCTCAAGATATTAAAAACATATCTCCACGACAATATAATATTGAGATTCTCATCACAGTATTGCATAAGTAATCTGCGGTATTCAAACCAATCACATTCTGAATTATCTTCTTTTGTCCCTTGAACACTGGCGAAGATTTCGAGTTCACGTTGTTTCGAACCACCAATATAGGTTCTTCTGAATTTTAGCTTATTGAATTTTCTTTGTATCATAGGACATTATACGATAAAGATAATTAAAGGTTACAAAAAAACCCGAAGAAATTCGGGTTTTTTCAAAAATAACTCTATTAAAAGTATTAACATGAAAACAATTATCCTGTCACACCACCAAATTTGGTTCTTCCTTGAGTACCGCCTTGAGCAAACATACTTGGAGTAGCTGCGCTTTTCACATCTTTTCCTGCGAATTGAACTGTGTCACGGTCAACAAGTCTAAGAGTTCCACCACCTTCTTCAGCATATTGTTGAAGAATATCATATTTTGCTTCGGTTGGTGTGGTTTTAGTTGCTCTGGCAATCGCACCCATTTGTGGATTTATAAGAATATCCTTAAATGCTTGACTGAATAATTTTTCGATTCCAGCAGCATCTTGTGGGTCGAGTTTCGCAATTTTTTCTTTCATACTAAAACCCCAGATTTCATTCATGGCTGCGTTCTCGAATAAAGCCAGTTGCTTATCAATAACTCTATCGAGTTTCTGAAGGGTTTCTGATTTCTTTTCTTCATTCAGAGTAGCTTTTCTCATTCCAGCTTTTTCTTCGAGTCTGTTACGAATATATTTTCTGAGTTTGATTTCGGATTCACTAAGCGGAGCACTTTCAGGTTTAACAACTGCGCCACCCATTGGTTGGAAACCAGCACTTATTTGCACTTCTTCTTTCATTTCGACTTCAGGTGTGTTATCGGCACTGAGTTTCTTGCCTTCTTTTTCGCTTACCTTGATGTCAACGTCTTCAGCAACGGTTTCTTCTTCCATTGGTTGAACCTCAACTTTTGTCGGGTCATCCATGCCTTCTTCCTGAACCGTTCCAAATTTACTGAGGTCTACGCCTTTAGCACCAGCAATCTGATTTTTGATTGTTGTCAGAATACTTGCAAGATTAACGGGTTGTCCACCAGCTTTTTGCATTCTTTTATTAAGCGAATCTACTTGAACACCTAAATCGGCAGCTTTCTTTTCGAGATTCTTAACTTCTTTTCCGAGTTCACCTGCGTGATAGGTTTGCTTGATATCGGTAGCTGCTTTTTGAACGCCTTGTGCGACATCCTGTCCAGCTTTCTTGATTCCCTGTCCAACGGCTTGTGCGCCTTTCTTAATACCTTGTCCAGCACCTTTAGCTAATGCACCAAGACCACCAAATAATTCATCGAGTTGCGCAGCTTTTTCTTCGTCATCCATTTCAACGGAAATCGGCTCAACTTGTCCTGCGAAATCATCATGTCCGTACTCTGATTTGAGTTTTTCCAGAATCTCAGGTGTCACGAGAAGTGCAACCACCTGAAAATCGCCATCATTCTGACCATCGCCATAAGCGTTTGCATAGCCACTAATAAGATTGGTCATTTCTTCTTCACCACACTCCCTAAGAGATTCGCTTGTATATCCACGAGATTCAGCGTATTCTTTGAATCCACCGCATTCGTTGCATTCTTGCTCTTCAGCGATTTCGCCTTCACCATCTTGAGGAACGGTATCGGCAACACTATCTTTTTCTTCATCACTGGTGACATTGGTAATCATGTCAGCATATTCTTCTCTTTCTTTTTCACTGAGTTGTCTGAATTTATCTTTAGAAACGTCTTCGTCTTTACTTGGTTTGAATGCCGATAAGAATGTTCCGAGAAGCCATGCAGTTCCTTCCTCATCAATATCTTCTTTCCTAATTTCATTAGCAGCACCACCAATTTTATCAGCCAGTGAATCGCTCACGTTTCCCATACCCGATTTATCTTCTTCGGCATCAGCTTCACCACCATCTTTAGGTGCATCGACAGCAACATCAGCTTCACCACCATCTTTAGGTGCATCGACAGCAACATCAACTTCTCCCCCATCTTCAGGTGCGACATCAACATCTACTTCTGGCGCAGGTGCTTCACTACCTTCAGCACCATCTGCTGGCATATCTGCGATTCCAGCAGCCATTTCTTCTGCACCGCCATCTGTTGGGTCAGCAACTGGTTCAACAGGTGGAACATCAGCAACAGCAGCAGCGTCAGTAGCAGCATCTAAATCGCTAACTTTTTCAGTAGCAGCATCAATTTCTTTTTCTGCTTTATCCTCATTAAGAACTTCTTTTTTACTACCGCTCTTATTTACTTTATGTGAAAGAGATTCATTAATTGTAGCAAGTAAGAAATTTCTATTTTTATCTGCTGTAGCAAGTGAGGGGTATTGATGTTCAGTTATATTCGATAAACCACCAATGTATGCGAAATCCGCAACACTGGGATTTTCTTTTAATCCACCCTTTTTAATGTAGTAGTGGTGATTTTCTTTTACGATGCCATAAGCAACACCGTCAGCAGTACGCTTAACATCGATTAATTCACCTAATGAACGTGATTCTTTCAATGATGAAGTCCCGCCAATGTTAGCTAACTGTCTTAATCTTGCGTTAAACGCTTCTTCGCTTTTATGTTTTGCCATTGTAATATCTTTTTTTATGGTATTATTTTGCTATATTTTTTTATAAATACTTGTGCGAGACCAAAAATTATAATATTTGGTGTTTTTCATTAATAATTCCGTATTTAATGAGCATCTCATTGACATGCGGTGTTATGAGATTTTTTCTTCTGTAATTATCAATGACGGATTGATTTGCACCTGCCTTAGAAACATTCTCGTTGAGGTTTTTATGGTTCTCATGCAAATCAGCGAGTATATCATAGAATATCCTATTGGCTTTTTTCCTCTCGATATACTCGTTCAACTGTGCCTTTGTAACAATGAATCTTTTCATATTAATCATCAATAAATTCATTGAGACTTAATTCTTTGGTGAGATATTCGTTTTTCATGTTAATGAGTTTCTCCAGATATCCATTGTTTCTCAAGATTTTAAACGCCAGATTTTCTACAGAATATTCACCGCCAGTATCAAGACCCGATTTTCGCATCTTTTTTATTTTTTCCTTTATTTTTTCGTGTTGTTGAAGAAAATTTTCCTTGTTTTTATTGTCTTCGAGGTCATCAATGGCATTCATCAAGTCGGCAGATTTCAATTGCACCGCACCACTATTAATGTCAATGATTTTCTTTGTTGGTTTCTTAATCCAATCACCTTTAACAAGGGAATATGTCCCAGATGAATGATGTGGTTCTTTGCTGTCTTGGAAATACATTTCGACATCATGTCCTTTGACTCGAATCGGGAGTTTTTCTGCCCATAATGCCTTTTTTAATTTAAAAAAGTCGCCCACGAAATCATTGTTTTCCGATATCTGGTCAAAATCCAGCACAACGTGAATATCTAAATCGGAATTCTCGTTGTAATTATAATTTGCCATGCTGCCCGTTAGAATGATATCGTCAAATTTCAGATTATCGGCATCACAAAACTCGATAAATCTTTTGGCATTCATGAGCAATGCTTTTCTGACATCGGATTTCATTTGGTCGCCATCCCAAATCAAAGGATTTAATTCGTCATGCATTTGAATCGTGGAAACGTCCACAGTATCTGGTTCAATAACTTCTTTAAGTAAATCGTTTACGTTCTTCTTAGACCAGAATTTACATGACCAATAACGTGGAGTGGTTTTGTCTTTGGCAGTATCGCATTTATGACGAGCACGGAAATTCTTACGTCTTTCTGGATTGTCACGCTTGATTTCCATATTCTTGTCGCCAAAATTTACTTTTTTGACATTACCAGTGCTTGGGTCTTTGACATAGACCTTATATTTCTTAACGTCACCACGCATGGGTTTGTTAAGTTCCACATCTTTTCCTTGGTGTTCAGCCATTGTTAGTCTTCTTCTTTTTCCTCTTCTTTTTCTTCGAATTCTACGTCTGCGACATCATCAGAACCAACTTCAACTTCTTTTTCCTCTTCCTTTTCTTCCTCGTCATCCATTTCACGGTCAGCACCTTCTTCTTCACCCTCTTTTTCTTCTTCCTCTCCGTGCATCCAGCCACAAATAGCGTCCAGATAGTCTTCAGCAAGAGTTATTTTGTCCTGTACCCATGAAGGGATTTCGCCTTCTGGAAGACCTTCATATATTTTCTCTGCGTGTTTAACAACTTTTTCCAGTTTTGCTTTATAATTCGGTCCTTCCTCACCATGTTCTTGAGGTTCTACAGCAACATCATCTTCAACTTCAGTATCCATAATGTCTTCGAGTTCTTCGTTTAATTTGGGTTTGAACGTCTTATCCAAACGACTCATGACTTCAAAAAGTCTTTCTTTATTTCCCATAATATAGATTTTAATATAAATACGTGATTATTTAATCATTTTTCATAAATACTCAGCGATATTTAAACGGCTTCAGTATTTATGATAAATTCCTCTACAAAATGAATTTAGAATGCTTAGACGACATAATCACCAGCAACTTGGCAATCCATATTGACCTAACTGACTTAGATTCTTGGGATTTAAATACTGGATTAACGTCATTTAGTTTGACAAAATGGAGCGGTGCGGTTGCCGATAATATAAACCTATATGACTTCGGTTTAACTGCTTTTGATAATGGTAGAATGGATGCCATGTGGGAAGGCATGGAACTCACACCCAACGATAATGTTCTATCGATGTACAGGGTAGGATATAATGAGGTTCAAAACCCCACAACAGGGGAAACAAGCGGTGTTACCGTAAACACTCAATATTTACCAATAACAGCAATTACAACAGGGGCATCAGGAAATTATTTTATGCTTGATGGTGGTTATCTACAGGGATTTTTCGGTCTTGAGGGGTTTAACTATAAATTGTTTCCGACACGATATGGTGAAGGGATTACAATTGAAACCCTATTATATCTGAATCCCGATTCACACGGTATTTTCTATATGATGGGTGCTCGTGCCGAGGACAAATACAACCCGTTTTTTAGTGGAGAAACCACAACTGGCACAACAATAACGGGAATAAACACGAGCTATGATAACTATTTAGATGCTTTAGAACCAGAGGAAGTACTGAAGAAAGCATTTAGGTCAACAGAAGATATGACCGAAATAGAATATACGGCAGCACCGCCAATTGATAATATAAAAAATAATGTGATTGCTTTCGAATTAACTCAGGACAGAAGACTTGCGTATAAATATGTTGATGGTGATGGTCTGATTCAAACAAATGCGTCAAGCACGGTATTAAGTCCAGCACTAACGGGATTCACATTATTTTCAATTGTTTTCACGCCCCAAGACACGCTTGAAGACAATGAACTTGAATGTGCGGAACGCAGAACGGGAAAACTTATATTTTATGTTAATGGACGTGCGGTCTGGATTAATTATGACTTCCCAGAATTCTATTTCAAATCATTTGCCAACGATAAAGAAAAACAAGAAGGTGTTCCATATAGTATAAGTTGGGGCGGTGGAAGTTTTGGTCTTGCCGAATCTTGGCATTACGACTATCAGACATATATATTATATGGTGGTCAGGACACCACTTATATCAATAACTCGTTCAGAGTCGAACCCGACCCAATTCCAACAGATTGTTACGACCCGCCTACGGGTGACACTCAGGAAGCTGGTTTTGTGTTAAGTGCGGATAGCACCACATTTACATATACCGATGAATGTGACCCCGATACTGAATTACCGTTAACCGTTATGAGAATGGATTATACTGGTGGAACGGGTAACACGTATTTCCTGAAATTCTTACAACCAGTTTCGGTTCTATCGAATCGAGATTATGTTGTGGATGTGTCGCTATATATAGATGGTATATTTAGCGAGGGTAG